ACTATCAATCGTTGGTGAGACTGCAAACTTACGTCCTGTATTTGATGAGATCATCATTAGGGATAAGATTACAGTTGAAGACACACAGTTAGAAAGTGAATTCAAGGGATACCTCAAGGTTAGACAAGATGTATCTGTTGACAAAAATTTATCTTGTGCAGATTTAACTATCAAGGGTGAGGCTGCAAATAACGAAGCAGAGAAGAAATTCAACATCGTTACTACAACTCCAAGCACAGCAGACGCAGCAAACGCAGGAGACATCTCATACTTAGGTAACATAACTGCTGGTAATCATCTTGGATTCTTCTGGACTGGTGCTGCATGGGCAAAGTTTGGTCTATCTGACACAGGTAACTTAGCAATTACTGGTGGTTCTGCTAGTGGTTCATCATGGGTTGATGGTGCAGGAGACTTACAACTTAAGAACGGACTAGGTATTGACATACAGTCAACTGGTACATTAAATGTAAACAGTGGAACTACTACACTTGGTGGTGAGTTAGATGTAACAGGTAGCGTTGATATTAATTCAACTACATCATCTACAACTAACACCACTGGTGCATTGAAAGTTGATGGTGGTCTTGGTCTTGCCGAGAACCTCAACATGGGTGGTAACGCTGACATTGATGGTAATCTTACAGTTAGTGGTAACACACAGATAGGTAGTGCAAGTACAGACAGCCTTACAATAACAGCACAAATCGCTGCTGATGTTGACCCATCTACTAACGGAGCATATGATTTAGGACAGACTAACCTTAAATGGAAAGACATTTACTTATCTGGTACAGTATATGCTAGTACTGTAACTGCTACAACTGTTAACGGTGCTATTAGCGGTAACGTAACTGGTGACGTAACTGGTTCATCTGGATCTTGTACTGGTAACTCTCTGACTGCAACCACATTGGAGAATGCAAGACTTATTGGTGGTGTATCATTTAATGGTTCTGCTGATATTACATTACCAGGTGTTAATAGTGGAGGAAACCAGAATACATCTGGAACTGCAACACAGGCAGATAACATTAACATTGATGAGACAAACGCAGCATCTAATTATCAGATAACATTCTCAGCACAAAATAATGCAGGATACAACAGACAATATATTGACACTGATGATGCAGCACTAGCATATAACCCTTCTAGTAATACCTTAGGTGGACTGAATATCAATGCTGATAACATACAAGCAACCACATTTGGAACTGCAACACAAAATGCATATGGCACACGAACAGTTTCAACTGGTAACCCTACTGGTGGATCCGATGGTGACATCTGGTATAAGTACTAATAGGATAGAATAAATTATGGCAATACCATATAATACTACGGTAACAGGCACTAGCATTCGTGATGCTCTTGGTAGGCATTTACGAGTCAAACATAGTGGAACTTGGCAATCTAGTGAAGATGTACAGGTAAAACACAGTGGATCTTGGCGTGATGTCAAGGAAGTATGGGTCAAAGACTCAGGATCATGGAGATTAGTACACGAGGGTGAACACTTTTTATTCAGTGTTGAAGTAACAACTACTCTCAATGGAGAGTTTAGTTTACCACTCTGGATCTCTGCTGTTGGTGGTTATAGTGGTAATAAAATCAAAGGTCTGTTGACTATTGGTAGTGCAACCAATGCTAACATCACAAACGTTGTACGTAATCAGGTAAACTTAGGTAACTTCTCATCTGATTCTAAAGTATATCTCAGAATCAATATGAACAATAGAATCACTGGTAACGGTGGTAATGGTGGAGCACGTGGTGGTAACAACGGTGGAAATGGTCAACGAGCACTATATACTAGAACTAATTTTATTCTAGACAACGCTGGAACCATTGCTGGTGGTGGAGGTGGCGGTGCTGGTGGCAACAATGCTCAATGCACATATACTAATACATATTACTATGGTTGTATGAAAGGTCAGCAATGTCCTGGTGAAGACACACAATATTCTGCTTCCAATGGTGGCGGTGGCGGTGGCGGTGCTGGATATCCTGCTGGTAACGGTGGTGGTGATGGTGCACAAAACGGTCAACAATGGGATGGCGGTGGAGGCGGTGGCAACGGTGGTTGCGGTGCTAACTCTGGTGGTGGAGGTGGAAACCTCGGTCAAGCAGGACAAAATGCGGGTGGCACAGCTGGGTCAGCTGGCACAGGTATTGATGGGTGGTCATATAGGATTGCTCAATCAGGCAACAACGACGGAGACATCCGTGGAGCAAAAATTAACTAACAAAAATTATGTCTATTCAAGATATAGATCCACAATTTAGATTGGATTCAGAGGTCGCTCCTACTTTCGTAGTTAAGAACTATGACGTAGAGACAGGAGAGTTTAGTGTCTTTTATAATGATGGCACATTAAATGATGATGAGTGGTATGGTCCTCTCGCAATGGATTTAGATTCATTGAAACCAGAGACAGAAGAACCACTGATGTTTCAAATTGCAGAGCAAGTATACAATGCAGTTACAAGAAGTAGATTAGCAGAGTGTGATATGTCATCTACTCAATTAGTACTGAGTGGCATGTTAGGTATTGAACAGTCAGTTCCTATGGAAGACTTCATGAAGCATAAAGAAACTATGGCGAAGAAGAACGAAGTACATACAGACCCAATATTGTCATCAACAACAATAACAAGCATATACAGTGAAGACGACTTCGATGCTGACTTCGAGGCTATGTCTGCTGCAATGAATTCAGAGAGCTAATGTATCAACTTGCAAATACACCTGACCATAGAATAGCACAGTATACTTTTGGTAAGAGTATATCACAGTTTGGTATGACTGTTTTTAGTTGTAACAAGGCAAGAGAAGGTAAAAAGATATTTGGTAATGACCCTGACCCAGAAAGAGAATATGTACTGGACAGTCAGACTGAACTTGTCGCTGCACACATAAAAAATAATCCTAGTGGTAAAGTTGCTGCTATGAAAGATGTCATTGAAGAGATTGGCATATACAACCAGATACATTATCGAACGGTATCATTCGGAAGCACTTGGAAGAGTGACTCACTGAAACCAGCACACCTTTCCATAATATATCACAACGGTGCATATACTCATATGCGTATGCCAGGTATTGCTAGACTGACATCACTAGAACCAAATGGTTTGATTGCTTGCTCAGGATATGATGACCTATCAACCACAGGAAGAAAAGTACATTTCTACAAAGAGAACGATGTGTTCACTCCACAGGCAGTGGGTAACACACTTGTCCCAATGCATGATGTATGGTATCATAATACTAAATTAACCCAACACTTTCCATTTGTAGTGTCTGAACCAGATAGTGTACAGATAACAATTGATAAACCTACAGTTATTGTAGAGTTTACCAAAGAAGAACCAAATGTAGAAGAATTTACTACATCATGGATGAATCAAATAGAAGAGGGACTTATTGAAATCGTTAGTAGATGAAGACTGAATACACAGTCAATGACAAACTTGATCATTTGACCGTACTATACCATAGAGGATGCAAACAAGGTTTTAAATTCTTTGGGGATGACCCAGAGGAGAAGAAAGAATATATTACTGATGAACATATAGAGTTAATCAAGGATACTTACAGTAACTACAAGGATTTTCCATATGAATTTATAACTAAATTCTATGCACATAGTAGGTGTCTGGTATTTCCTGATGGTATGTGGATGAGCGAGACAGCAAAACACCCACAGTATTTACGATATAAACCAGGTTCATATTGTAATTTCAGAGTCTCAGGTCTGACCAGATTTACATCACTGACCGAAAATGCAAGTGCTCTCTGTGTGGGTATCAATCCTAATGATGGAGAGATACCATGCTATAGACGTATAGTACATGATATAGATGTTAACACAGTATTCCAACCAATGTATACTGATTCATATCTAATACCAACAAGAGATTGTACATATGGTAGTACAGTGGTTAGAGAAGGTAGTATAATTAAATCGAGAAGTGGATGTAATCCTCTGGGATATACATTCATGTTCAAAGAGAAAGGACAATTGATAGAATTCACACAAGAACCTTTCACTATGGAAGAAAGTATGCTAAACTTAGCACAACAATGGACAACAAAAAGGATTGAGGTCTTTAACAGATGATGTTTCTTGAAGATGGTAAAGGAGTATGGAAAAGATATGAAAACCTACCATGGAACAAGTACAAACATCTTGAACGTGATAAATTTGAAGAGTTATTAGACTTGATGTTGGAGTCACACCCAGACCATGAGATAACAGAGTGGTTGAAGCGGGGGTTTTGCTCAAATGATGGAGATTCTACAATATCAATAGGTTCTTTGGACGGAAGAAAGACATTAAACTGGCATTTTCAGTGTTTTGATGCGGAAGATGACGAATACTATGCGGAATGGTTTGGAGAGGAAGAGGAATTAGATTGGGACGATGATTGGGAAGAGTAGACAAAGTTATATTATTGTGATATACTACACATAACATTCATTCTTTATCATGACTAATCCCAGTAGAGATACTGCAAGAACAGGAAAATCTTTCGAGTATTGGTGTCAGAACGTTTTAGAAGAACATGGATATAATGTTGATGAACAGATTAATATAGGATTGAGACCACATGGTGGTGAACATAATACTGATTTGATTGTAAATCATGAAGATGGCACAAGAGAAATTGTTTCTTGTAAGTATCAAGAAGTTCAAGGTACAGCAGAGTCAAAGATTGTCGAAGAGCAATGTGATTTACAACATGCAGTTGAACACTATGGATACAAACGTGCAGTTATAGTATTAGCAGGGAATGGGTGGAGACACAAGGATGCACTGGTATCAGGTTGCTATAGTAAATGGGTTACTACACCTGATGTCAAAGTTGTTGACTATGATACATTTCATTCAATGTATTGCAGTGAAGGAAAGATTGTGCTATAATTAAATTATGACAAACGCATTACAAGCACTCACAGCAACAACAGGTAACAGAACTGATTGTTGGAATACACCTCCAGAATTTGTTGGTGATGTACTATCATTCTTTGGTGGTACTCTTGACCTAGACCCATGTAGCAATGATGCAGATAATCCTAATGTCCCTGCAAAGCAAGTTTATACTGAGAAGGACAGTGGACTAGAACACAAATGGTTAGCAGACAGTGTGTTTATGAATCACCCATACAGTGATAGTAAAACATGGGTACCATATGCTGTAGCACAGTATGAAATGGGATATGCCAAGGAACTGGTACTGTTAATTAAATTAGATGTGTCAACTAAATGGTGGAGGTCAGTATCAAACTATCCATGGATAGCAGTAAATAAGAGATTGAAGTTTGGTGCTGCTGCTAGTGCTGCTCCATTCCAATCAGCAATTGTATATCTTGGTAGAGACAAAGACAACTTTAATACATGCTTCGGTAAGTATGGGCAACTCTATGTGCCAGTTAACGTAGTGTCCACTCAAGGTAGAAGTGGTCTACAAGACTTGTTATAATAAGTACATACACAAGGAGACACATGACTGTATTAGCAAAGACACCTAAGCAAGAAATGCAAGCAAAGGTAGAACTATGGGTTTTAAACATCTGTGACAACTTAGAAGAGAACTATAAGAAACATACAATTGAATCTCATGAGAGACACATCTCTGCACAAGATGATGCATGGTCACATAAGTATCACGGAGAGCAACTAGCACAGATTGCTAGAGGTGAAGCAAAACTTAACAGATACAGAGCATACACAGGACGCAAGTACATCAAAATTGTTATGCAAGAGTTTGATAGCATGGGTTCTAATCCAACTAACGAATACAAGGACAGTTCAGTTCATGCATTTATAGATAAGAATACTGGCGAAGTTTACATGCCAGCAGGATACAATAAACCAACAACTACTGGTAAGTTCCCAGTAAGATTCGACTATAGAATCATCAAAGACAGAGAGTACCTCTTGAACTCAGTAAACACAACATGGGCAGGTGGTTACTTGTATGACCGTTCACATTTACCTAGCAAATACATCTAATGCCAGTATACAGAGACTATGAGATTCGTATGAATCTCAACGAGTTAATAGAAAAAAGAGTTCCATGTTGCGATTTGCTTCACCCTGACCACTGTTTTACAGAGTCACAGGTGACGCAGATTGCTCATGATATTAATATGGATTTAGATTTACATCCTATCTACAAACAAATTGATGACCATATCATGAGATATGTGAAAGCAGCAAACATACAAAACGAAGACCATTGGGTTGAGGATAGACTGAAACATCCACATGACTAATAATATATTATTTGGTGACTGTAGAGATACACTTAAAACATTAGACACTAAAGCACGTATGTGTGTGACTTCTCCTCCTTACTATGGGTTGAGAGACTATGGTGGTGAGAAGAATCAGATAGGACAAGA